GGGTTTGTATTAATGCAGTATGCTCATGCGGTCAATACATGGATAGCGAGCCTGAAGAGGGTTTTCCACAATTAAAAAGAACTGAAGCGTCTTTAAGTAAAGACAGAAGGCATGATAAACTATGGGATGAAGCTAAGGAAAAATTGACGGGAGACAGAGGGGTAAATGAATCTTTTGATTAATGAAGTTTGTAATAAACTCTGATAAAGATAAACAAAGCCTGATAAACTATTTAAAGGAATTAGAAAATAATTATTTAGTTGAGGTAAAAAAACAAAGAAACAATAGAAGTAATATGCAGAATAATTATTACTGGGCTTGTATAGTACAACCTTTAGCAAATGAGCTAGGCTATTTTCCTGATGAGATGCATGACGCTTTAAAAGTAAAGTTTGCAAGTGAGTGGCAAAGTATAGAGATAAACGATAAACAAATAGGACTGCAAGCAGTAAACAGTACTGCAAGAATGAATACTAAAGACTTTGAGGTATATGCTAACCAAATAAGAATTTGGGCGCAAATAGAATTAGGCATAAGATTAATGTTACCGAATGAATATAACTAACGAATGTAATATGGAACTGATGTCAAGGTATGAAGATAACTATTTTGACCTTGCAATAGTAGACCCTCCTTATAGAGATGCTATAGACAACGATATGAATCAATGGAATAGAAAAACAATTAAAGAGGGTAGGTTAAAGAATTGGAACGACAAACCTAAAAAAGAATATTTTGATGAATTATTTAGAGTTAGTAAAAATCAGATTATTTGGGGAGCTAATAATTTTGGATTAGAATTTAAAGGTTTTGTAGTTTGGAGAAAAAAAAGTATATCGCTAAACTTTAATATGTCTATGTGCGAAATAGCTAGTTTAAGCGAAGGGCTTTCTACTATTTCTAAAATGTTTGAATTTGCACCACAACAAAAAAACAGAATACATCCTACTCAAAAGCCAATAGAATTATATAAATTTTTATTAGAGCGGTATGCAAAAGAAGGAGATAAAATATTAGATACTCATTTAGGAAGCGGCTCAATAGCTATTGCTTGTCATAACTTAGGTTGCGACTTAACTGCTTGTGAATTGGATAAAGAATACTATAAAGCAGCTATAAAAAGAATAAAAAGACATAAACAACAATTAACTATGTTTTAAACAAAATCAAGATTTTTCTATTATATAATATAGACTTGATTAATCAAATTATTTCAAAATGAATACACATGGAGGTAAAAGAATAGGCGCAGGGCGCAAAGCAAAAGCCGAAGAGCAAAAGTTAATAGAGAATCTTACTCCTATGAATGAGACGGCTTTAGAGTCTCTTAGACAAGGTTTAGAAAAGAAAGAACAATGGGCGGTAAAATTATTCTTTGAGTATTTTTATGGTAGACCTCAGCAAAGAGTAGACGTTACTTCAAATGAAGAAAGCTTAAATATGCCACTAATAACATTTATAGAAACTGATACTGAGTAAAAAATATAATTCTTTATTTGACTCTGACGCTAGATACTTTATTATAACAGGAGGTAGAGGCTCAGGCAAATCATTTGCTGCTACAGTATTTTTAACACTACTTACAATGTCAGAAGGCATAAGAGTTTTGTTTACTAGATTTACAATGGTATCAGCTCACCTGTCAATAATACCTGAGTTTTTAGAAAAGATAAACTTACTAGGCTATCAAAATGTCTTTAGTGTAAACAAAGCTGAAGTAGTAAATCTTAAAAACAAATCAGATATTTTATTTAGAGGAATTAAGACTTCTGCAGGCAATCAGACTGCAAGCCTAAAATCTTTACAGGGGGTTTCTTGTTGGGTTTTAGATGAAGCTGAAGAGTTAATAGATGAGGATATTTTTGATACTATAGATTTAAGTATCAGAGAGAAAGATGTACAAAATAGAATTATACTTATTCTTAATCCTGTAACTAAAGAGCATTGGATATACAATAGGTTTTTTCAAGATAAAGGCGTAGAGGCAGGTTTTAATGGTGTTAAAGGCAATGTATGCTATATTCATAGTACATACCTAGACAATAAAGATAATCTCTCTACGAGCTTCCTAGAGCGTATTAAGACTATAAAGCATAGAAACTTTAAAAAGTATCAGCATAAAATTTTAGGAGGGTGGCTAGACAAAGCAGAAGGAGTTGTATTTGAAAACTGGAGTATAGGCGAGTTTAATCCTAATGGACTGCAGACTTCATGCGGAATGGATTTTGGTTTTTCAGTAGACCCTGATAGTTTAGTAGAAGTTGCTATAGATAAAAAACATAAACGAATATATTTAAAAGAACATATATATCAAAACGGTTTAAAGTCTCATGAATTGGCGCAGATGGTATTAAGCAAAGTAGATAACAAACTTATTATAGCAGACTCTGCAGAGCCTAGACTTATAGAAGACCTTAGACATTTAGGAGTAAATATAAAACCAGTAAAAAAAGGAACTATAGAAAGCGGTATAACTAGAATGTTAGACTATGAATTAATTTTAACTCCTGAATCAACTAACATAGCAAAAGAATTAAATAATTATGCCTACTCAGATAAAGGCTCGAAATTATTTATTGATAATTGGAATCATGCAATTGATGCCTCACGCTATAACATTATATATCATTTAGATAATCCAAATGCAGGTAAGTATTTTGTGCAATAAAAAAAGGGTGGCAATAAGCACACCCTCTTTAAACCAACGACAATTATGTAACAAACGCCGCAAATATACACTATTAAACTAAATAACAATAATTTCTATTATATAATATATGAAAGTAAATATCAAAAAAGACGGTAAAGTAAAAGAGTATTCAATTATAAGTAATTGGGGCGATGTAACTTTAGAGTCATGGTTAGGTTTAGTAAACCATACTAACAAAGCAAAAGGAACTGAGGCTTTAGAAACCATAGCAGAATTATCTGACATACCTAAAAAGCTAATAAAACAATTAGAGCTAAAAGATGTAGCTTTAATAATGAAAAAAATAGGTGAGATGCAGTCAGATGAAAAAACTACTTTAAGAAAAATAATAACCATAGAAGATAAAGAGTATGGTTTTCATCCTGATTTAGATTCAATTACTTTAGGTGAGTATTCTGATTTAGAGCATTTTATAAAAGCAGGTATAGAGAAACATTTACCGCAAATAATGTCTATACTTTATAGACCTATTACAAGCAAAGAAGGTGAGAGCTATAATATAGAAGCCTATGACGGCAATATAAGGAAGCGGTCAGAAGAGATGAAAAAAATGTCATCAGAACAAGTGCAAGGTGCGCTGCTTTTTTTTTATCATTTCGCACAGATATTTGTAATGAGTACGCAATCGTCTTTGACAGTTCGCCTGAAGCAAATGAAGATGCAATTGCCTCAAATGCTTTTGCAGAAAAATGGAGTTGGTTCGGAGTAATGTATAGATTAACTAATGGTAAAATAGTAGATTTAGAAAAAATAACAAAACTTCTTTTATTAGAATGTTTAACTTGGCTAAGTTATGAAACTGACTTAGACTCACAAAATGATGTAAAAAATGTCAATAGATAATAAAACATATAATAACGTAATTAATACTTTAAAGAATCTAGGCTCTCAGCATTTTCAGATAACTACTGTAACTAGCGGAGATATTTATGATATTTCTTTATCTAAGAATGAGCTTTATCCTTTAATGCACATAAACCCAGTTTCGGTACAAACGGGTCAAAGTCAATTAAATTACACATTTAGAATATTTATAATGGATTTAGTTTCAGAAGATGCAGAGTGGAAAGAAAGTAATTTTCAGTCAGCAAATATGCTAAGTAATGAGCAAGAAGTATTAAGTACTTGCTTACAAACTTCTGTAGATATTATAAGTATGATGAGACAAGGTATTCAGCAATCTTTAACTACTGTAGGCAATATTGATTTTCCCGTATATTTTTCAGAAGGCGAAAATACTTTAGAACCATTTACAGAAAGATTTGATAATTTATGTGCGGGATGGGTATTTACAATCACGTTAGTAGTAGAAAACGATTTTCAAACTTGTAACATTCCTGCTAGGACAGGAGTAGGCGCAGGAGAGTAATGATAAAGTTTTTAATTAAATTAAATAAAATAAAAATAGGTAAAATAGAAATAACAATAGTTCCACCAAAAATAAAATATAAAATATAAAACATGGCAAATTTAACAGTAACAGTCTCAGAAAGTGTAACCATAAACGGCTCTTTAAGAGGCTCAACAAATAGTGTAACGGTAGCAGATATTACAGATACTTTTGAAAGAATAGTAACTTGTCCGCACTCTAATACAACTACAATAGCAACTTTTAATAGTAATGTGTATGGTAGCGCAGGAGCTTTAGATTTAGAAAATTGTAAATATATTAGAATAACAAATTTAAGTGCTTCGGGAGTTATGGATTTAGCAATAGTAACTGAAAATACAAACTATCAAGTTGTAATGACAGGAGGTGCTTCTCACATGTTATGTCAAGCAGATACGGCAGCAATAGCAGAAGCAGACACTACTCCTAATTTTCCTACGCTTGAAGATATTACAAGCATACAAGTAAGACCTAGAGGTGCTACTGACAATGTAGATGTAGAAATTTTTGTTGCTAGTATATAATGCCAATAGGATTTGATAATTTAAAAAACTATCTTAACCTATGGTCTGCAGAGGTTGTTTCTCAGGCTAAAGCTAATTTAAAAGATGGGGGCAAAGGTGGAGGTGCTTTAGAAAAATCTATAAAAGCTACAGTCTCCGATACTGGCGATGGTTATGAAGTAAAATTTTCCATGCTTAATTATGGAGCTTTTATGGACATGGGAGTTAAGGGGGCAGGAGGAACTATTAAGACTGGAGACCATGCAGGCTCATGGGGAGGTAGAAGATACTTTATAAATTATAAAGGTAAAAGGAAAGACAGTCCTTTTCAATTTGGTAGTGGTAAAAGCTCAGGAAGTATAAATAAAGGTATAGAAAAGTATATAAGAAAAAAAGGTATAAAGCCCACTAAAGGTACTGTAGAAGGATTAAGATATGCTATGGTAAAGGTTTTGTGGACAAAGGGTATTCATGGAATTAGTTTTTTTCAAAACTCTTTAATGTTAGGTCTACGGAATTTTCCTGAAGATATGGGGGTGGAAATAAAAGAAGATATAATTAACACTATGGTTACTTTTGACGGTATAAGCAGACCATAATAAAAATATAAAAAATGTCAGCAGTTTCAGTAATAGAACAAGAACCAATTTATCCGCAAGTTCCTGCAGGGCTTCCTTTAATATTTGTAGTGTCTAATGATACTGCAGTAGCAGGTGAGCTAAAAGTAAAATTTATAGCTGAAGTTCACGTAAGTAGCACTACTCCAGTAGATTTATCAAATACAAATGATTTAGTAGCTAGCTTTAAATCAACTCCAAATAATGCAGGAGTTGGTATGTTCGATTTTAGAGCGGTGTTAGAAAATTATGTCTCTGCAGATAACATGGCTGCAGACGGAAGTAAATACAAACTAGATATAACTGATGCTCAACATAGACATCCTATGCACTTAATAAATCAATTTTCACTTAATAATAATTCAGTAAAATATTTTGCTATCAAATTTGCAGTAGAATATTTAGGAGCTGATGACGGTGTTAATCCAGTTGACCCTAATGTAGTAAGAACGCAATCAGGAACCGAAATTAACTCAGATGCTTTTATGATAGTTAATTCTTATATAAAACATACAGACGAATTATATTTATTTAATGATGACTTCGGTTATAATTTTCAAGACTTTTACCCTGCAAGTAATATACCATTTAGCTCAGTTAGAAAGCTCTTTACTAACGCTCCTACTACTCAGTATGCAAATGATAATGATTACGGAACTGTAGCTCTTTTTATTCCTGACCTGTCTCCCGCTAATAATGCAGTTAATGTTCAATTTAATTATTATGATTCTTCTAACTCTTTTTTAAATACAGAGACAGTTACTAAAGACGTAAGTACAGGAGCTTATCTTACATGGGATACAGATATTAAAAAGCAAATGATTTTTTTAGGATGCTACCCTGCAAATCTTAGAAACTGGAGTACAATTTTTCAAGGTTTAGTTTCTGCAGGCACTATACATGGAGGTCGTATTCAGGTGACAATTAATGACAATTCATCAGGCTCAATTCGTCCTTTAAATATTTACGTAAACTGCCCTGACTTAAAAGGTTACGAGCCTATCAGACTTTGTTGGCTAAACCAATGGGGAGCGTGGGATTACTATACTTTTAATAAAAAATCTACTAAAAGCATAAAAACAAAAGGTAGTACGTATAATCAATTAGAAGGCACATGGAATGAAACCGCATATAGACTTGATAGCTATAGAGGAGGTAAAAAAACATTTAGAGTAAACTCTACAGAAAATATTAAAATGAATACAGACTATGTTACTGAAGACGAAAACATAATGTTTGAAGAGTTAATTAATAGCCCTGAAGTATATGAGCTTACTGGATTTAAAACGGATGTCCTAACTGCTTTTAATACTTACGTTACTCCAGTAAGATTAACTACTTCTAGTTTTACAAGAAAGACTGTAGCAAATGATAAACTTATTCAATATACTTTTGAAATAGAGAAAACTAAAAAATTAAGAACTCAAAGCGTATAAAATGAGCGTACAACTTGTAATAAGACCGCAAAATTATAACGGACAATTTAATGTATTTTCTACAAATCCTGATGAGTATTTAGTAGATGGTATAAGTTTTACTTCTTTAAATACTAGCAGTACTTATGAAGCGTCAAGCGGTTTAAATTTAATGCAAAACGCCCCTCCCTCTATTGTTAATAGTTGGTATAGATTCAGAAGCACTACTCCTGCGTCTCCAAATTTTCCTTTACAAATCGGGACTGATTTAGTTTTTAATTCTTTAGCTACTCTCAATCAGAGCGCAGTATATCAAAGGCTATCAGGATTAACAATAGGGCAGTCTTATACTATGACTGTTAATGTAGAAACTATATCACCTTCAGGAGTTTTATCTTTCAGTACATGGAGCGGAAACACTCAGTTGACAAGTACTGTAATAAATACTATAGGAGCTACTCAAACGCATACATTTACTGCAGTTACAACTACAGATACTATTTTAATAGCTTACACTAATAACGCTTCTATTAGTATTGTAATACCAAATATTTCAATAGTTCCTACAGGTCAAATTCCTTCAGGTACTGACAATGAATTAAGTGACGGGCAAGTAATATGCGATTTGTATGAAGATGAAGACATACCTTTAACTTTAAGCGTAGACGATTTTAAAAATGTAGCTGAAAGCGTACAATCTTATTCTAAGGCTTTTAATTTACCTGCAACAAAAAGAAATAATAAAATATTTGACAATATTTTTGAAATAACTAGAACTGATGACGGTGTTGTTTTTAATCCTTATAGGAAAACGCAATGTATTTTAAAACAGGATGGAATAGTTCTTTTTGAAGGATATTTAAGATTAATAGACATATCAGACAAAGAAGGTGAAATAAGTTACAATGTAAATTTATATTCTGAAGTTGTAGCTTTAGCAGATGTTTTAGGCGATAGGACTTTTGCAGAATTAGATTTTTCAGAGTTAACTCATGCTTACGATATTGATAATATTAAATATAGTTGGAATACTACAGGAACTGGAGTACAATATACACTTCCGAACGCTTCAGGATTTAGAGACGATTATCTTACACTAAAATATCCTTTTTGCGACTGGGACCATCAGGTTTCAGTAGATGGTAACGGGATGCCAGTTTTAGCAGCTTTAGAAACTGCTTTTAGACCTTTTATTCAAATTAAATATATAATAGATAGAATATTTAATCAGAGCGGATTGCCCTTTAGTTATACCAGTAGTTTTTTTGATAGCGCAGAGTTTTCGGGATTATACATGGATTTTAACTGGGGTGGAGACTCAAATCCAAATGTGCAAGAAGCTAACGGTTTAGCTACTTCTAAGAGTGATGCCTCTACTAATTATGCAACTACTTCATGGAGTACCGTTTTATTTCCTAGTACAGACTCTATGCCTGACATAATGGGATGGAATAGCTCTACTTCTATATTTACAGTTCCTGCAGGTTTAAATAATTCTAATATATCAATTATGTATAATGCTAGCTTTATAGCAAAAAAAGATTGTACTGTAGAATTTAGATGGGTAAAAAATGAAGGTTTAGCGTCAGAGCAAGTAAAAGACTATTCAGGTGTTATTAATGCAGATGGGTCTGCTATTGTAATTCCTACTTATAGTGTGTTTAGCGTTGTACCTACTACTTATGATTTGGACGCTAATTTACTTGTAGTAGAGGGTGGAGACTATTCTGGTACTCCTACTGCAACTTTAAATGTTTTTGGAGGCAATCCAAATTTAACGGCTACTCTAACAGGAACCGAAGTAACAAGCGTTTCAAATAGTTCTTTTGCTTTATATAGTATTTTTAATGACGATAGAGTCGAGTTAAACGGCAAAAACCCTTTTGTTACTTATAGTGGATGGGTTCCTTTTAATGTTAATGCAGGTGATACAATTAAAATGCAATTTCAAGCTAGCGCAATAAATAGTATAAGGCAAAATGATTTATCTGATTACAATAAATTCGGCAGCCCTATAACAAGAACAAGAAGCACTATTTCTGCAGGCATAACTGTTTCGGCTATGACTAGCGATGTTTTATTACAATCTTTAAGAGGTGAGACAGGGCAATGGGACTTTTTAAAAGGTATAGTTGCTATTCCTAACAAAGATAATCCTAATAATATTTTAATAGAACCTTATAATGAAGTTTTTGTAAATAATACTAACTGTGCGGCTACTGGCGAAGTTAGTTTAGCCTGTAGAAGTATATCACATGACTGGACTGAAAAAATAGATATTTCACAAATAAAACTAGAACCCTTAACAGACTTAAATAAAAAAACTGTTTTTAAATTTGTAGAAGACGATGACGATTATGCTTTTAATGTTTACAAAAGTTCGGTGCAAGGTTTTCTGTATGGTAGTAAAGTATTTGACGCTTCAGGTTTTAATGTTTTAGATGGGTCTGATGAAATAATTGCAGAGCCTTTTGCTGCAACGGTTCCAAAACCTTATATGACGCAATACCCAGAATTAATAGTTCCTGCTATTTATACTTATAATGCAGACGATGGAGTTTCCGAGTCTTTTGAAAATTCTCCTAGAATTATGTTTAATAATGGAGTAAAGACTTTAAGTAGTACAACTTACGCAATACCCGCTCAAAACAATGGGTCCGCTATAGCTGCAGAAAATCAATTTTTACAATTTAGTCATTTAACAGATATACCTACTGTAGTTAGCAATCCTCCTGAAGATGACGATACAAATGATTTTCATTTTGGAGAGTGTCAGTTAATAACGCCTATAGGTCAAGCAGTCCCTAATAATTTGTTTAATACATATTGGTTGCCTTATTATAATGAGCTTTATAATCCTGACACTAGAATTATGACTTTAAAAGTAAATCTTAATTCTGGAGACATAAGCACGTTTAATATGTATGATACAGTCTTTATTAAAAATAGAGAATTTAGAGTTAATAAAATTGATTACAAACCTAACGATTTAGCAACCGTAGAATTTATACTTATACCATAATGTCAACACCATACTTAAAAGGATATTTAGTAAAACCCGCTTTAGTCTCTACAGACGGCGTTGTAGAGTTTACAGACGGAACTAATAGCGTAACTCCGAATCAAAGACAATGCGAAGCGTACGGATATTCTTACGATAAAGTTACGGGTACATGTTTTAGTTTTAGACCAAATGCAAACTTAGAAAGAAGATTAAACAATCAAAATAATTTTACGCAAGGAGTTCAAAACATAACAGAATCAGGAACTAATAACTCATATATAAATGGTGAACAAAATACTATAAAAGGCAATTCAAGAAACAATATTATAATAGGTAGTAATAATGAGATATATAATGGAGTTAATAATGCTTCAGTTTTTGGAAACTACGGTATAGCTGAAAGAGATGGTGAGATGGTTATTGGTGGCGGTGGCTTCGGTGCTACTGGTAAAGGGTATGCTCAAAGCTCTACTATAACCTTAACAGGAACTACAACCAATAATACGCTTACAAGTCTTTTTGTCAACGGTGATAGCTCTACTACAATTATCGCTAGAGAGTCTACAACTTCCGTTCAAGGTTTTGAAGCAAATGTATTAGGAGTTAGAACGGGAGGTACTGGTTCGGGCAGTCTATATGATAGAATATTTTTAAGGTTAAAAGGGTTAGTGTTTTTAAAAAATGCAAGTCAAACCATAGAAACTTTAGGTAGTTTTGGAACTGTAACAGGATGGACAAGTGAAATAGATTTTAGCGGTACAAATGATATGATTTTTAAAGTTAAAGGGGCTACAGGCGTGAATATTAGTTGGAGTTGTACGTTGAATCTTTATCAAATGAAAATATAAAAAATAATAAGATATGTCAGATATAGTAGTAAATGCAGAAGTAAAATCAAACATAGGTCAACTAACCAAAGAATTAGATGACGCAAAGTCAGGAGCTAAAAATTTAGGCGGAGCTTTAAGTGGAGCTGCAGGAGCTTTAGCTGCAGTTCAAGGAACTATGAAACTTTTTGGCAAAGAAAGTGAAAAAACTGAAAAATCAATTCTGAAAGTTCAAGCTGCTATGACTATCAGTACGGGTGTTAGGAATTTAGCAGATGGAGCTAAAAACGTAATAGCTTTAACAAAAGCCGTAGGACAATGGAATATAGTTCAAAAAGCTGCAGCCGCAGCGCAGTACGCATGGAATCTAGCAATGTCTTTAAATCCTTTAGGAGCAATACTAGCCGCTATAACTGCAGTAATAGCCGCAGGAGCTGCTTTAATTAATTTCTTTAAAAGTAGCGCAAAGCAAGCTAGAGAGATGAATGATGCAGTAGAGAAAAACGCTACTGCTTTAGATAAACAAACTAAGGCTTTAGAAAGAAACAAACTAGAGTTTGAAAAAAGAAACAAGCAAGAGCTAGAGATGTTAAAGGCTTCGGGAGCAAGCGCAGAAGCTATAAGAGAATTAGAGTTAAAACTAATAGATGAAACAATTGCTTTTGACGAGAATCAAAGAGCTATAGCTGCAGCTACAGTATCTCAAAACGAAAACACTTTAGCAAAATTAAAAGCTGCAGATGCAGATGAAGAGCTAATAGAAAAACAACAAGAATTAACAGAAGATTCAATAGACGAATTAGAAAGACTAGATAAGCAAGTAACTAAATCTTTAGATGCTAGGACAGACATAGAAAACAGGCACTTAGTTGAAATACAAAAACTTAAAACAGATGCAGCTAAAAAAGCTAGGCAAAAAGCAATAGATGACGCTAAAAAAGAAGCCGATATGCAAAAGGATATTAACGAAAAAAGATTACAAGCAGAAAGAGACCTGCAACAAGAGTTAATAGATTTAGAAATAGATAGACAGAATCAGCAAACTATAAATGCTGCAGAGCTTATAGACCAATTTAACGAAAACGCTTTAGAAGAAATAGATAGAGAAAGAAATAAAGTCTATGATAAATATTTTGCTATTATCGAAGCAGAGGAAGAGGGGTCAGAAACTAGATTGCAGTTAGAGAAAAATTTAGCTGCAGAGATTAAAAAAATAGATGCCGACCATTTACACCAAGTTAAAATAGATGGGAAGAAAGAGACTGACTTAAAGCGGGATAACTTGAATGAGCAAGTCGCTGCTTTTGGAGATTTAGCGGGAGCTTTAGGTTCTTTAGCAGGAGACAATAAAGAGTTAGCTGCAGCTAGTGCAATTATAGATACTTTTGTAGGAGCAAATAAAGCCTTTGCTCAGGGTGGAGTAGCAGGTTTTGCTACAGGAGCTGCAGTAGTTGCTGCAGGGCTTGCTAATGTACAAAAAATATATTCCACTCCTGTAGGCGGGTCAAGTGGTGGCGGTGGCGGAGCAAGTGCCTCACCTCCTGCGCCTCAAATGATGTCAGGAGCCTTTGAGTTAGGTTCGGGACTAGAGCCTGAGCCTACGAGGGCATATGTAGTTACAGATGAGATGACAAATTCTCAAAATCAGCTCGCTAACATAAGAAGACGAGCTACAATATAAAATCAAATAAATAATAACTTAATCTATTATATAATATGCCGTGTACTAAATGTGAAGAAGGGAAATATAAATGGGGTAAAACTGGCGATTGCCAATATGACTCTTTAGCAGAATGTGAATCTGCTAATCATGCTTACTCTGAAATAGAAAATACAAGAATCGTAGAGCTAATTATAGAAGACGATAATGAGGCTTTAGCAATAGACGCTGCAATAGAGCAAAATTTTGTATATTTTGGTAAAGAGAAAAATAATCTTACCTTTGCAAAGGTAGATGAGGAAAAAAGAATGTTAGTCAGTCCCGCCCTCATTCCGCATAAGCAAATTTTTAGGCATGACCCGCAAACGTCAAGTGATTATTACGTTTATTTTTCAAAAGATACCGTAAGAAAAGCTAGCGAGTTATATTTAAAACATAACAATCACCACAAAGCAACCTATCAGCATGAAGATAGAGTGTCAGGAGTTTTAACTGTAGAGTCATGGATTATAGAAGACCCTAAAATGGATAAGTCAACTCTTTACGGATTTTCTTTACCAAAAGGGTCATGGATGGTGACTATGAAAATTGAAAATGATGACCTCTGGAGTAAGATAAAAGAAGGCGAATTAATGGGGTTGTCAATTGAAGGGTATTTTACTGACAAGTTTGAGTCTATGCAGAAAAAAGCTCCAACAAATGAAGAAATTTTATCAGCTCTTAACGAAATAATAAAAGGAAAACATGAATAAGAAAAATTTTTTTAAAGAAGTAAATAAATTTAAGGGTAAAAAAGTAGAGTTAGCTTTAAATCTTGAAGCTAGAGATATTATGGATGGTTTATATGAGTTTAGGCAAAAAATATCAGACTTGTCTTCAAGAAATAACGAAGTTATGGATGAGTATTCTAGGGTAAAACAGATGTTTTCAGATTTAGCAAATGATGGAGAAAATGCTTTAACAGATTATAATAGCCTTATAAGTAGAGCGGATTCTTTTAAAGAAGAGGTGTCAAAAACTGCAGACGATTTAGGTATAGGTATTGAAAACATACCTTATTATGAAGAGTTGCAAAATAATATTTCTGATACAAAAGAAGATGAAGAGGCGGTTATTTTTTGGATTAATAATTGGGGAAATTTAAGTAATGATTAAATAAAACTATGAATAAAAAAGAAAAAATACTAGCGCAATTAAGCAATCAGAAAAAATCTTTAACTAAATACAAATTGTCTTTAATGACAGATTTAAGAGCTGCTATAGAAGACATGAAGTCTTATGATTTACAAAGTAGCTTTGATAATGCTTTTACAGAATATGAGTACGCTTTAGGTTTAATGCAGGAAGCAAAAAAAGCTGCAGATACATATATAGAAGCAAGTCGTAAATTTGACGATGATATGTCAGAGCAATGGGATTACTACCTTAATGCAAAAGATATATATTTTGAAGTTACAGACCAATTACAAGACTTAGGAGTTCCTGAAAGTCAAGAAATTACTGACATGGGTAACGATATTGCCAATGCAGAATCTGAAGGACAAGACGCTTACAGTAAATATGAAAGTGATTTTAGTGAGCATAACGAATTAGTAGATATATCAAATTATAATTAAAACTATGACAAATAAAAATAAATTCTTTGCTGAATTAAAAAAGCCACACAACTTAGAAAAATTTGAATTAACTGCAGATAGCAAAAAACTAGCTAAAGCAAATAAAATAGCTTTATCTTTAATTAGCGATATTGATGACGAATATAATTGGCTAGAACAAAGTTATTCAGAGGCAAGCTATGGAGTTTCATTTATGGAAGAATGGATAGATAAAATTATGGATTTTAATTCTGAGCTATCTATAGCAGTAGATAATTACGTAGTTAATGGAGCTGCTTATTCGTTTCAAGAAGCTGCAGACCGTATGAAAACTAGAATACAAGATTTAGAAGCGTCTGCAGAAGAACTAGGAATTAATCCTGATACTTTAGTTGCAAACTATCAAGAAATTAAAGATATTTTAAGTAGTGCAGATTCGGTAGATTCAGAATTTAGAGAGTCTTACAAAGAGCTATTAAGACAAGCAAATGAAAGATTTGGTTTAGCGAATTTTTCTTAAAAATCAAATAAACAATTAACTATTCTATTATATAATATAAAACAATAATAAACTATGGAATTAAAAGAACAAATTTTAGTAGCGTTAGGATTAAACAAACCACTTAAACTCTCTTGGCAGGCAAAATCAGAAGACGGAACAATTTTCGTTTCTACTGCAGACACTTTAGAAGTTGGTGTTGATATTTCGGTGCTTACTGAAGACGGAACGACTATAGCCGTTCCTGCAGGAACTTATACAACTGCAGAAGGTGTTACGTTTAGAGTTGAGGAAGACGGAATCGTAGCAGAAGTTTTAGAAACTGAAACTGAGGAAGTAGTTGAAGAGGATTTAGCAGACGTTGCAGACTGGGAAGGAATGGAAAAAAGAATTCAAAACCTAGAAGATGCGGTTGCTAAGTTAAAAGAGGATAAAGTAGGAGGTGATACTGAGTCAGAAGAGCTAGCAGATGAAGAGGAAACTGAAGACGTAGTTACTGAAGTAGTAGAAACTGTAGAAGCTGCAG